CGGCGGGCGAATTCGGTTAAAAATTCAGGCTCACGGGGTGTAGCGCAGTCTGGCTAGCGCATCTGGTTTGGGACCAGAGGGTCGTAGGTTCGAATCCTATCACCCCGACTTGATTGGACAGCAAGCCGTTCGGCCAAAAAATCGAACGGCTTAGTCTTTGTCAGCACTAGACTTACGTCGCTCAGGGTGCGGTTCAAACAAAGCAAATTCAAGATTTCTCTTTTTTGCATGTTGTTTGAACAAAGCCACAAATCTCCTACGTTTTGGCTCCAATCGAAGAGTTTTAGCCCCAACTCGCTGTTGACGTGCTCCAACGCAACCACCTTCTCGTACGACTCCTCTACCCCCTTTAAGTCGCTCTTGAGCTGGTTCGATTTCGCCGAATAAGTGTCCTGGTCGAGCGTCCCGGCGAGGTAAGCATCCAGCAATCGTTGTTGCATATTGGCCAATTCCGTCTTGCGCTTATTGAGCTGGGTCAGTTGCCGTTTCTTCGATTCGGCAATGTCGGCAAACGCCTCGTGGATCGACTGTCGGAACCAACCCGCGATCTCGGGTGTCGGAAACCTTAGCGCGTGGAGATCTTTGATGATGGCCATCTCAAGGTCGCACTCACGCCACCGGATCTTGGGATGATCCGGTCCGGGCTTGTTGTTGGCACATCGGTAGTAGACGTGCTCGTTTTGACCTCCCCCTTTTAGCTTGCGTACGATCTTTTCTCCGGTGATCGCCTGACCGCAGTACGCGCAGCTGATAAGTCCGCCCGAATAGGCGAGACTCGGATTTCCCGTCCTGCGGTTCTTGCCATGCATGATGTCACGGCACATATCGAAAAGGCTTCGGTCTATGAAGGTCTTGTATTTTCCCTTATGCATCTGCCCACGCCGGTAGATCTCTCCAATGTAGAACCGGTTTCGCAGGATATGGGCAATCGATGTCCGACCGAATCTGGCTTGATGGTCTCTGTAGACGTAACCTTCTTCAACTAGCTTGTCAGCCACCGAATCGATGGTGTAATTGCCAGTGGCATAGAGCTCAAATATGCGTAAAACCGTCCTGGATCGCTCTGGATGCGGCTGGACGGGTTCGTTGCGATCTGGAACGTTCATATAGCCGTAGGGTGCTAAACCTGTGGGCCAACCCTGTCGGACTTTCTCATCGATCCCCTTGAGGACCTCGTTCCGCAAGTTATCGCTGTAGTATTGGGCGACGGCGGCCATGACGTTGAACGATAACGCGCCGGCAGCTCCGGGCCCAAACTGGTTGTCCACAAATGCCAGATGCACCCCGCACTGATCCTCCAATTCTTGCATCCGCACCGCATCTCGCATATTTCGGCAGATACGATCGAGCTTGTGGCTGACGATCGCTGCAATCTTTTGCTTCCTGGCGTTGGAACGCACCCAGCGGTACATCTCGTTAAAGACAAGACGCTCGGCACCTCTTTTGGCCGACTCTGCAACGATGAATTCACGGATACAAGTCCATCCGGAGCGTTCCACTTTCTCTCTGGTGGCACGCAACTGAGCGTCGATCGAATAACCTTCGCGCTGTTCCCGCGAGGAAACTCTTGCCCAAATCACTACGTTCATCTCTCTATCCTTTCTGAACTTCCATCAATACTTCCGCAAGCCGCTTCACGTTGGAAAGGATCTCGACCGCTTCGCTGTCGGAAACCTCGCGTCCGTAAGCTTTGCTCCAGACCCGTTTGGTTTCCTCGAGAAATTCGATCGTTATCCAAGCATTCCTAGCGAAGAACTCTTCGACTCGCTCGTCGGACACAGGAGGCTCGGTTTTGGTGAAAAGTCCAGGGGTTCTGCGGTTATTTGGCACGATTTACCAATCCTTCCAGATCAATGTGAGTTGCAGGAATCGGAGCCTAGGCCGACCTCGATGAATCGCTCGCGAATCGCATCGATGTGCTTTCGCACGGTGTGCCAGGACATGTTCAAACTCTGAGCGATCTCGTTGATCGATTGCCCCTGAGCCAGCGCATCGCAGATCCGCTGCGAGACCTCGCACAACGTCGATCGAGCGGCAGTCACGTCGGCCAACATGCTGATCTGCGACTCGATATCGCTACCGCTTGTGTTGCCGGCTAGATCATTGGGGATGTTCTCACTTCCGGTGACATGCTCGGCATAGCGTGTCTTGGTTCGCTTGTAGTTCCGAAGCTGCCTGTCAATGATGGCTGTGATGGCCGTCTGGCTCGATGCTCCGTTGGATCGCTCGGGATCGAACTGGAAATCCATGAGCACCATGAGGATCTGCTGCTGCGCGTCCTCGATGTCTTGCCTGCGCAATCCCATGCGGCGAGCACGCGATGCGATCCACTTACAGATGGTCTTGTTGGTCGGTCGTTTGAATGCTGAGTCAGACATGATGCGTTCCAATGGCCTACGTGTGTGTCTTTAACGCGTGGCTATTGTTCGCAAATTACAGGGTCATGTCTGTAGAGTCAGACATAGAGTCTCAGACTCATATTGCTCGGCTGGATCAAACTCAGATTCAATCCATTGCACTGAGATTCTATACATCGCACTGAGATTCAATCCATTGAGCAATGACCCTGCAAATTACAGGGTCATCGGCAAATGTCATTTATTGCCCAAGCGCGCGAAGTTGAGGGTCGAGCGGCAAATAATTATATGGAGGCCTTTCGCTTCCAAACTCGAAAACGCAGCGTTTTGCGAATTCGGGTTTCTTGGCCGACGGCAGTAAGCAGGTGGGATGGCGTATCGCAGCAAACTTTTCTCGATCGGACTCCCTGTGCCCATCTGCTTACTGACTTCTTTCACCCCTGGTTTTGTTCTTGTAAGGAAAACGTGTATGAGTTTATTACAACAAGTGCAGCGTGGTAGATCCCATCTGCCACCTCGAATGCTAGTCTACGGCACCGAAGGGGTCGGCAAGAGCAGCCTGGCTGCCGCAACCCCCAAACCGATCTTCATCCAGACCGAAGATGGCCTGGGCGAGATCGATTGCGACAAGTTTCCGCTGGCCAAATCCCTCGAGGACGTGGTCGCGGCGCTCACAGAGCTGGAAACCCAAGCTCACGACTACCAGACCGTGGCGATCGATTCGCTCGATTGGCTCGAACGCCTGATCTGGGATGCGGTATGCCGGCGTGAGACGGTCAATTCGATCGAGAAAGTCGGCGGCGGATACGGCAAGGGCTACACGCTAGCCTTGGACTACTGGCGTCGATTGATCGACAAGCTCGGTAATCTCCATCGCGATCGCGGCATGATGGTTTTTCTGATCGCTCATGCCAAGGTCGAGAAGTTCGAGGATCCGGAAGCGCCGGCCTACGATCGCTACTCACCCCGTCTGCACAAACACGCTAGCGCCATCATCACCGAATGGTGCGACGCGGTTCTTTTTGCCACCAAGCGTTTCATCACCCGCACCGAGGAGAGCAGTTTCGGTCGCCAAAGAGCGATCGCTGCCCCGGTTGGTGCTGCCGGAGGTGAACGCATCTTGAAAACCGTCGGAGGCCCATCGTGTGTGGCCAAGAACCGTTACCGGCTAGCACCGGAGATTCCATTGGCTTGGGATGCGATCGTTGGCGGCATCCTCGGCTCTACCAACGAAACTGCCAACACCGTTTCTGTTTCAGAAGGAGCTACTCACCTTGGCTAATCTCAACAACTTCAACGCAAATCAGGTGGAACCCACCTCGGATTTCGAACCGATCCCATCAGGCAAGTACCTGGCGGTGATCACCGAGTCGGAGCTCAAGCCGACGAAAGCTGGATCGGGCAGTTATTTGCAGCTGACCTTTCAGATCATCGATGGGGAATACAAAGGTCGATTCCTTTGGTCCCGACTCAACCTCTACAACTCGAATGCCACGGCTGTGAAGATCGCCCAAGCGGAGCTCTCGGCGATCTGCCGTGCCGTTGGGGTTCTTACGCCAAAGGACTCCGTCGAGCTGCATAACTTGCCACTTGAGATCAACGTCAAGTGCCGCAAGCGTGACGATGCGGACGAGATCACTAACGAGATTAAGTCCTACAAGAAGCAGGCGACGGCGACCGCACAGCCACAGCCGGCTAGTCAGATGACGGCTCCTTGGAGACGAGGATCGTGATCGAACTTGAACTGCCGTACCCGCCGTCAGTGAACCATTACTGGCGGCGGGTGGGAGCACGGACGCTCATCAGTCGCAAGGGTCGAATCTTCCGACAAAAGGTCGTTTCGATCCTTGCGGCCCGCGGCGTTTGCCCACTCGATGGCGACTTGGAAGTCCTCGTCGAACTCTATCCCCCGGACCGTCGTCGCCGGGACGTGGACAACACACTCAAAGCTTTGCTCGATGCGCTTGGGCAAGGGAGTGCATACCACGACGACAGCCAAATCATCCACCTAGACACCTGGAAACGCGAACCAATCCCCGGAGGCATGGTTTTTGTACGCATCTCGATATGTAGGAGAGTGTAACGATGACAAAGAGTATCAAACGAATTGTATGCAGCGATTGTGGAACGAGTGTCTCTAGAAAACACCATGAGTGCCCTGAATGCGGCGCTTTGATGCCGGCGAGAAAACGCCGGGTGAGTCTACCGAGTGTCGATCCTGAATGCGATGGAGTCAGAGAGGCGCGGCGCAGCCTTGACTCTCGCCTTGGTGAAGGCTTTGGCATGATGATCGATGGCTTCGAATGGATCGATCAGGTCTTCAGCGATGACAACACGCTCGCTGGTCGCGATTCGTACGATGAGGAGTAGCGCCGTGCTTTTGCGTCCCTATCAACAAGCGGCAGTCGATGCGGTCTACGACCATCTGCGTCAGCGCGATGACAATCCTTGTGTGGTCATTCCAACAGCGGGGGGGAAAACTCCCTGTATGGCCACGATTTGCAAGGATGCCGTCACACTTTGGCAAGGTCGCGTTCTGGTACTGGCCCACGTCAAAGAGCTGCTGCAGCAAACCGCCGACAAGCTTACAGCAGTCTGCCCCGAGGTGGACTTCGGTATCTATTCGGCAGGCCTCAAGCGTCGCGACACCAACAATGCCGTCATCATCGCCGGTATTCAATCGGTATATAAGCGTGCTTGTGAGCTAGATCGGTTCGATCTGATCATTATCGATGAGGCGCACCTTATTAGTCCTGATGGTGAGGGAATGTACCAGCAATTCCTTGCCGATGCCAAGAAGGTCAACCCGCACCTCCGCATCATTGGGTTTACAGCCACGCCGTTTCGGCTCAAGGACGGTGAGATCTGTGCCCCTGAAAACATCCTCAACACGATTTGTTACGAGGTTGGAATCAAGGAACTGATCCGAGATGGTTTTTTGTGTCCGCTTATCTCTAAGTCTGGCAAAGAGCAAATCGACTTTGGATCGCTGCACATTCGCGCTGGCGAATTCGTGGCCGACGAGGTCGAAGCTCTCATGGATAGCGAATCGCTGGTTGAATCCGTGTGTCGCGAGATCGTCGAGTACTCGGCCGACCGCAAAGCCGTGCTGATTTTCTCGAGCGGTGTTCGACATGGCAACCACATCGTCGATACCCTTCGAGACAAACACGGCATCGAGTGCGGATTCGTCACTGGCGAAACCTCCTCGGAGGATCGGGACCGATTGCTCTCGCGATTCCGCAGTGGCCAATTGAAATACCTGTGCAACGTCAACGTGCTGACCACCGGCTTCGATGCACCCAACATCGATTGCGTGGCCCTGGTACGTCCGACGTCTTCACCAGGTCTTTTTTACCAAGCTGTCGGGAGAGGCTTCAGGCTTCATCCGAGCAAACAGAACTGTTTAGTCCTCGACTTTGGTGGCAATGTTCTTAGGCACGGGCCGGTCGATTGCCTGCGGATCAAACCTGCAGGGAGCCAATCGACTGGAGAGGCACCTGCCAAGCAATGTCCCAAGTGCAACGCACTCATCGCGATGGGGTACGCGAATTGCCCGGAGTGCGGTTTTACCTTTCCCCCACCCGAAAAACAGACCCACGAAGCCCAAGCGACCCAAGCACCGATCCTATCTGGCCAAGTCACCAACACACACTACCAAGTCACCGACACACATTACTACAGCCATCTCAAACGTGGGGCCGCCGACGATGCACCTAGATCGATGCGAGTCGATTACATCGTTGGTTTCCGCACGCACAAGTCCGAATGGGTTTGCTTCGAACACTCAGGCTACGCACGGCAACGTGCGATCTCTTGGTGGAAACAGCGATCCCTGGATCCGGTTCCATCTACCACCGACGAAGCACTAGCTCGAATCGAAGGGGGGGCCGTTGCGCAAACCCTTGCGATCGTTGTTCGCAGCGTCTCGGGGGAAGAGTACGACCGGATCGTCGAGTATGAGCTCGGGCCGATGCCCGCACCGCTCGAGGATTTTACTACACAGACTGAATTTTTAGATGATGAGGTACCATTTTGAACGCTTCCATGAATTCCGATAATTTGCTCGAGTCCGCTTTGGCTTACCGCAACTGTGGTCTTTCTGTACTGCCGGCCAGACGGCTTGAGAAGCGACCCGACCTTGCAGGTTGGAAGGTCTATCAAACCGAGTTGCCTGAGGTCGATAAACTTCGAGAGTGGTTCTTTGATCCCAGGGATGCCATCTGCATCGTCACTGGACAGATCAGTGGCAACCTCGAGATGCTAGATTTCGACCGAGGCGGTGACCGGTTCGATGCCTGGCGGTTGAAAATCCCCCCCAAGCTTTTTGCTAGATTGGTTATCGAGACGAGCCAGTCCGGAGGCAAGCATGTCATCTACCGTTGCGCCGAACCGGTCAATGGAAATATGAAGCTTGTCATGGGGTTCCGTGATGGTGCTCTAGTTACGCTTATCGAGACTCGAGGTGAAGGTGGTCTTTTCCTTTGTGCTCCCACGCTTGGGTATTCGATCGAGCAAGGTGGATTGACCGAAATCCCAACTCTCGCCGCCAGCGAGCGAGAGTTGCTACTCGAGACTGCCTGGGGGCTAAATGAGTACCTGCCGGCTGCCGAGTCTCCAATCGATTCCCAGTTCGTGCCTGAAAACCGGCCTGGAGACGATTTCAATAATCGAGGCGATGTCAGAGCACTCCTGATTAAGCATGGTTGGGTGCTTGCCAAAAAAAGTGAAAGCGAGCTTTGGCGAAGACCCGGTAAATCTCATGGTTGGTCAGCATCATTGAAGGACAAGTCATTCTATGTCTTCAGTGCAAACGCTACGCCCTTTGAGCCCAATCGCGCTTATAGTCCCTTTGCAGTCTACACATGGCTTGAGCACAACGGTGATTTCGAAGCCGCAGCCAGGACCCTTCGGCTTTTGGGATACGGCAAAGATGAAGTCAATCTGATCTCTTTCTACGAAGCCGACCATCCCGAACTCGAGGAAGAGAATTGCCGGATACAGTTACCCCCGGACCCAGGCATCATGCCAACGGAGTTGATGCGTGTCCCCGGGTTTGTCTCCGAGGTTATGGATTTGTGTCTTGAAACCGCTCCGTACCCAAATCACGTCATGGCATTTTCGGGGGCGCTTGCTCTGCAAGCCTTCCTCGCCGGGCGGAAGGTTCGTGACCCTGGTGATAATAGGACCAATCTATATCTGCTCGGCCTTGCCCACTCGGCAGCCGGCAAGGATTGGCCACGGAAGCTCAACACTCGAATCCTCTTTGAGATCGGAGCGGCAGCTTCTCTCGGCGAGCGGTTCTCAAGCGGAGAGGGGATCCAAGACGCTCTCCACACCTGTCCGAGCATGCTATTCCAAACCGATGAGATCGATGGGATGCTCCAGTCGATGAGTAAGTCGAAGGACGGCAGACATGAGAACCTCATGTCAACATTGCTCACGATGTATTCGACTGCTAATTCGGTCTACCCGATGCGGCGTAAGGCCGGCAAGGAGACACCGGGCTCTATTGACCAACCCTGCCTGGTCATCTACGGAACTGCCATTCCGAACCATTACTACGAGGCTCTCTCCGAGAGGATGCTCACCAACGGGTTCTTTGCCCGAATGATCATCCTCGAATGTACCGAGCGGGGTAATGGTCAGGAACCAAAGTTTCTCGACATACCGGATCGGATCATGACCACCGCACGTTGGTGGAACGATTTCATGCCTGGAACCGGAAACCTTCAAACCTGGCACCCCGTTCCCATTTGTGTTCCGCAGACGCAGCAAGCCATCGCGATGCTCGTTGAAGCTCGGATCGAATCCGAACGTGAGTATCGCAAGGCTGAAAGCCAAAACGATGCTGTGGGAACCACCGTTTGGGGTCGAGTCAACGAGCAGATCCGCAAGCTAGCGCTGCTTTATGCGATCAGTGAGAACCATATCAAGCCACTGATCGATGTTGAAGCAGTCGCATGGGCAACCCAGTTTGTGATGCATCAGACACGTAGGTCCTTATTCATGGCCAGAACCTATTGCACCGAAACAGAGTTTGCACAGCGATGCCAGAAAGTCCTCGACATGCTTCGAGCCTGGCAAAAGGAGTTCGGAGACGCATGGATGCCCTACAGGGACATCGTCCGGAAGTATCGTTGGAGTCGCAAGGAGCATGAAGATATTCGAAACGCTCTTAGCGATCAGGAACGCATCGACACCGACCAGCTAAAGTCCGGTGGCCGACCACGCCTTGTCTATCGGCTACGTCCAAAAGTCATCCGCATCTAGCGACGACAAAACCAATTAGTTGTTTGTTTCTTGTTTCCACCCAAAGGAGATTTTGATAATGCGTCGATGTGATCAATGCCGTTTTTTCCATGCCTACCCACCTGCCGACTCTCCGAACCGGATCTCTTTCTCAGGGGATCAGATTCGCGGGGGAGGCGAGTGCCGAAACAATCCGCCAGTGTTTTCGGACGAGCTTAATCCCATCGGAACCTTTCCGGTGGTATTCAGTGAATACTGGTGTGGGCGGTTCGAGCGCAGTGAGTCGGTTGAGAAAGGATAGGCCTGCCTACCCCGTGCTCCGCAACTAAACCGCTGGGTTATGATTCCAAAACACCCAGGATTTATACAAGCAGGCCGACGCTTCAAAACATCGGCCTGTTAGCGTTTCTACGCGGGATTTTCAAGGGTTTGCACGCGTTAGCCTAGTCTCAAACTCTCCCCTGTGCGATGTCTCTACCAACAGCGGCACGAACGGATCGCTGCCGTCCTTGCCTTGGACCTGGCTCGCGTTCTTGACCAAGGGTCCAAAATTTCCGCGAACTCTCGTGAGCCGAGCCTTGAGTTTCTCTCCGGATTGAGGCTCACTGTGTCTTAACCCGACTTCGGCGAGCCAGACAACGCCGACGGTTGGTCTATAACGGATTCCAGTTCTTACGCTTAGGAAACAATTCATGAAACCAACACGGAAAGTAAACGCCAAGAACCGCTGCGCGATCTACACACGAAAGTCCTGTGAAGAGGGACCTGAGCTGGAATTCAACTCGCTGCAAGCCCAGCGCGAATCAGCTGAGTCATTCATCGCTAGCCAGCAACAAGAAGGCTGGGAATGCTTGCCGGAGCATTACGACGATGGCGGTTTCTTGGGCGATAGCCTCGATCGCCCCGCTTTTAATCGACTCCTCGAAGACATCAAAAGCGGAAAGATCGATTGCGTGGTGGTCTACAAAGTCGATCGACTCAGCCGCTCCACCAGGGAATTATCTAGGATAATGGAAACGTTCGATGAATTCGGTGTTTGCTTCGTCTCGGTGAGAGACCACAACAATAGTTGAGAACCAAGGCGAGATACGACTCATCCACCGATCCACATTGGAAACCAATCGGCTACCAATGTGCTGTGAGATTGTTCAGGTCGTAATTAGCAAGATGTCGTATGGCCCTTTCTGCGAGCACGGGAAGCTAAACACAGTGCACCAAGTCCGAAGATTGCAATGGTGCTTGGTTCGGGAACTTCTCCTCCGGCTGATGACAGCCTAACAACACGAAATCCTACCGTTAGATTTTTGCCGGTAGGATCCACATCGTCATAACGTGCAGACGATGAAAGGTAGCTTGGTCCATCGAACCATGTACCACCTCGAATTCCTCGGATCGATAAACCGTTATTATTTAGGAGGTCGATCGAGCTTTCTTCCCATTCGCGTACGTTTCCGCCAAGCCCCATCACACCAAAAGGACTCAGGCCGCCAGCACTATCAATGACCGCAGGACCGTTGCCCCCGGGTTGGAAGTAAACCGATGTATTATCTGCAATCCCACCGGAAACAGCCGATGGAGTCAAGCCGTTTAAGCTTGGGTAGTCCGAATAGCTGTTTGTGACCGGGTTATAGTAAGCCGCCTTGTACCACTCGTTATCACTGGGTAAGGCAAATAGTGCTCGCTTGCTTCGATATGGATTTGTTGGGTCATAATCAAGTGGACTCGAAGCGGACCAAGTCGTGATGTTGTCGTTAACTCCTCCAGTGGTGAAATTGTACGCAGCAGTCCCTCCGCTTACTGTATTGAGCCAATTAACGAATCTAGCCGCCTCATTCCAAGACAATCCGGTCGCTGGTTGATTGGCTCCGTTTCCTCCATACGGTGTCATGTCAGCTAGCGTAAGGCCGAGTGAGTTCGCGGTGCCAAATGCTGAATTGTACTTGGTGATCATGTCTCGGCTGACCTCGAACTTGCCGATCCCAAAGACGTAACCAACACGCCCTGCCGCGTTGGGGGTGGCTGAAGGTCTTGTGTCTGCCAGGTTATTTGTTGCACCGATAGTAACGAAGTCGATGCTAAACTGCGTGGCACCCGAGCTGAAGTTCACAACTGCACCGTTGCTTGCGGCAAGCAACGTAAGCAGCGCGGTGGCGAAAAATGAACAACGAACGATAAAAGTCTTCATGTGTATGTCCAATCAATGGTGGTCTACCTCCATGAAAAAACAACAACTGACTCCTTTCGGCTGCGAAGTGAAGATTTTCATAATAGCAGAATCCCATGTTGGAAATCGCACTAGCCAAAGCCTAAGGGCTAGCCGTTTTGTGGATTTTTCATCCATCCCCTGGTGTCGGCTTACGACCCTTTTTAGACCGGACTGAAGAATTCTTGATCGATACCTCAATCGAGCCTGATTGCTATTCATCACGGTTTTTTTTTGGATCGAGTTCTTGGCCTACCTGAGCTGATTGTTTACTCAGAAGGTAGCTGGTTGGGTTTGCAGACAAAAAATGCTAATATACTTTCAAAGTGAAACATGCTTTGATGATTGAATCCCCAAGCTGGTGTCGCTTCCTCTCAGGGCGAGATGTAGCACGATGCCCCCTCAACCCGCTACCGAATCCAGCGTTATTCCAAATCCAATACATGATGACCAACCATCCAAACCCCATCGACGACGATTCCGAGAAGACCAAGGCGTTCGAGCCGAGCACAGCCGATGATGCAACGCTCTTGCCTCGTGCAGATTCAGCGCCACGCGATGAGTACGCTACACTTGATCAAAGCCAAAGTGGGCAGGCAGTCGAGGCACCATCTCGCCCCCAATCGATCAAGTATTTCGGTGACTATGAGATCCTAAGTGAGATCGCTCGCGGTGGGATGGGTGTGGTCTACAAGGCCAGGCAATCAAAGCTCAATCGCATCGTTGCCGTTAAGATGATCCTCTCGGGCGAACTGGCGTCCCAGGAAGCGATCTCACGATTCTTTACCGAGGCTCAAGCCGCAGCGACACTTGATCATCCTGGGATCGTGCCCGTCTATGAAATTGGAGAGCATGAAGGCAAGCACTATTTCACGATGGGCTACATCGAGGGAAAGAGTCTTGCCGAGAAGGTTAACCAAGGGCCACTCCCACCCAAAGAAGCTGCCGAGATGACGCGTAAGATCGCCGAAGCGATCGCTTATGCGCACAACAAAGGGGTCATCCATCGCGATTTGAAACCCGCGAATGTTCTCTTGGATGCAAACGGCGAGCCCAAGGTGAGCGATTTTGGGCTAGCGCGCAAGATCGAGCAAGACAGTGGGCTAACGCGAACTGGGGCGGTGATGGGCACGCCTAGTTACATGCCACCTGAGCAAGCCGCTGGCAAAACAAGCCAAGTGGGACCGTTGTCGGATGTCTATTCGCTCGGAGCAATACTCTACTGTTTGCTTACTGGTAGGCCACCATTCCAGGCGGCCAATCCGCTCGACACGATGATGCAGGTGATTGAGAAGGAGCCTGTATCGGTGCAGACTCTCAATTCAGGGGTGCCCAAGGATCTAGAAACCATATGCCACAAGTGCTTGCAGAAGGATCCAGCGAAGCGATATGGATCGGCGCAGGAGTTTGCGGATGATCTACAGCGCTGGCTTAAAGGTGAACCGATTCAAGCGAGAGCGGTGTCGAGTAGCGAGAGAATGTGGAGGTGGGTTAAACGTAATCCTGTCGTATCGGGCTCGATCGCGGCAGCCATGTCAGCCGTGATTCTAGGATCAATCGCTTCGCTGTGGTTCGGGATCGAGGCGAATCGTTCTCGATTCGTTGCCGACCAAAAAACAGCGGAAGTCTTAGCAGAGAAAGCGAATGTTGAAAAACAGAAACAAATTGCGGAAACCGCCGAAGTAAATGCAAGGATTGAATCCGAGCATACGCGAGAGGCGTTAGAGATATCTGAGTTGTCGCGTGCACGATCGAATAATTTTTTATCTAGTGCTCTCTTTATTCAAAATCGCGCAGAAGAAGCTTGGTGGATCCTACAAAACATCCCCCCTAAATACCGAAATCTCGAATGGTTTCTCTCGATTAAGGAATGCGAGGGTGGAGACGTTACCTTGCACGGTCATTGTGATCGAGTAACGTGTGTTGCGATGAGTCCTGATGGTAGTCAAGTTGTGTCCGGAAGTTGGGATTCCACCCTTAAGCTTTGGAATGCTGTTTCGGGAGAACAACTCAAAACATTCGTCGGGCATACAGACGGAATAACCAGCGTTGCCTTCACCTCGGATGGAACGCGAATTGTGTCAGGTAGCCTTGATAATTCTATCAAAATATGGGATCCGCAGACTGGGCAGGAGACGAGAACGCTTACGGGACATAATGACAGTGTTACAAGTGTCGCTTTCAGTTCGGATGGTGAACGAATCATCTCTGGAAGCAGAGATACCACTATTAAAGTTTGGAATTTTTCATCCGGAAAAGAGGAACGAACGCTTGCAGGCCATCTCAATACTGTTTCTTGTGTTGCGTTTAGTCCAGACGGAGCAACCGTTGCCTCAGGCAGTTGGGATAATACGATAAAACTTTGGAATTCCAGGACGGGCCAACAGCTCAAAACTTTTACCGGACAGTCTCATCAGAACTGCGTAGCTTTTAGTCCAGATGGGATGCAAATCATATCCGCAAGCGATGACAATTGCGTTAGGCTTTTTGATACAAGCTCTGGGGATGAGATTATCGTCCTAACAGGTCACACCGATAGTGTACTCAGTGTTGCTTTCAGTCCCGATGGTACTCAAATCATTTCAGGCGGTGCTGACAGTACGCTCAAGCTTTGGGATCCTAAATCAGGATTAGAAAAAAGAACACTTAAAGGAAGATTTCGACATGTTACAAGTGTAACTTTTAGTCCCGATGGTACAAGAATCGTATCTGCGAACGACGCTCAAACCATAAAGTTTTGGGATTCTACAACGGGTATGGATCTGAACACGCTAACAGAGCACACTAGCCCTGTACTGCGCCTTTCAACAAGTCGGGATGGCCAAAGGCTTATCTCGGGTAGCGAGGACGGGGTTCTTCTTCTATGGGACATTACGACTGGAGAGTTGATTCAAAGATTGAATGGCCATAAAAATGCAATAACGAGTGTTGCCTTTAGTCCGGACTGTAAACGGATAGTGTCCGGAAGTACAGATGGAACGATAAAAATATGGGATGCTTCTTCTGGTGAATTAACGAGAACCTTCTATAGCGACACGGATTCTGTATCTCGAGTTGTATTTTCGCCAGATGGTGAATTTATCATTTCCATTGAAGGAAATACTGTCAGGACACGGGAATCAATTACGGGTCAATTAATCAAGACATTTGACAAAGACCTTCAATATCTAACATGCCTGGCTATTAAACCGAACAGCTTGCAAATCTTGATCGCCACTAATGATCCAATGCTAATGCTTTTGGATGCCGATTCAGGCCAAGAACTCAATTCCTATTCACATCAAACCAAAGGCAGTATAACAGATATATCGATAAGTCCCGATTCCGCTACAGTTGCAATTACCCCACCACTTACGCTTCTTGAAGCAGACTCTCTCAAAGAATTGAAAAGCTTTGCAAGCAACTCAAAAGCTATCTTAGCTTCCTGCGCAGTTTTCAGTCCTGATAGCACAAGACTCGTCTCTGGTGGGTTCGATAATCACTTGATATTTTGGAACACGGCAGAGAATGATGAACTGAAACTAGTCAACGGCCATCGCGGTAGGGTCAACGCCGTAGTCTTCACTCCCGATGGGAGTCAGTTGTTTTCAGGGAGCATCGACCATACCATCATCCGTTGGGATACATCAAAAAACGAGGAGCTAAAATTACTTACTGGACACAATGGTAAAGTGTCTCATGTTGGGTTTAATTTTGACGGAACACGTGTCATTTCAGCGGGATGGGACGAGGCTGTAAAGCTTTGGGATGCTGCATCGGGAAAAGAGCTTAGGACGTTTCGCATACCGAGAAATGAACGAGCTTCAAATATCTTTTTTAGTCCGGACGGCAAATTTGTATCGGCGGAATATGGGTACGATAAAATGGTTTGGGATGTGGAAACTGGAGCCCAGGTGGATAACGCGCCTACAACCATGGAAGCCACTTTAAAAAACCATTCCGCCGATGGAAGATATCTAGCAATCAGTATCGGTAATAATGTCGCGCTCGTGGATCTAGAATACGCCAAATCCCCTCGCGAGCAAGCTCGCAGGAAGCGCTCAGCTCGGCTAAAGCCGCACTGGCACCAAGAGCAGGCAGTTGCGGCGGAGTCCCGTGAAGACTGGTATGCAGCGACTTTTCATCGCGCCTGGGCCGTGAGAGGGAAACCAGACTCAATCCAAGACCGGAAATCGCTGCAGTCGAGCCTTGCCAAGCTTACGGCTAAATCCCCATCCCTCGCCAAGCAATTTGAAAAATTGTTATCAGCTGACTAACGATGTGAAACGGTGTATACTACAAATCAGCTTATGCACGAACGATCATTCCGTCTGAGAGGCTTACTTACCAAGCCAGCCGGCCGCCACGATCGGTTTGTGTGATTGAGCCGGCCCCTATAATGAGCGGTTGTAATCATGGGCTTGCCGGCGGCGATTTACCTGTGGTCGTAATCGACTTGGGCTCATCGATTTTTGGGACAAAATCGTTTTCTCGATTTGGCGATTTCTTTGGGACAAAAGACACAGTACAAAAATCAAAAAGTACCATTATCCCAGTGAAAGCTATGGTTTTCTTTTCATTGTTTCTCCCATGGGGTCGCGCCCTATAGAGTATATATAAATATATATATATCTTTCATACATATATACATACACATCACACACGCACACACACGTACGTGTGCGTGCGTGCGACCCCTCCTTCAATTTGTTTTTTATGGTCAGAACTTTCCCGTCTTGGTTGCCCTCGCTACGAGCAACAATACAGCTTGCGATTCGGAAGGACTGTCAATCGATTACCGCTCAGGCATCGCAAAGATGGATCAATACGTCCACCACCTGACTAAGGTATCGATCAAAGCCCCGCATTCGCTTCAAGACGCGCGCAGGCTGTAGGTTTGCGCAAACCTGCGATCGGCGATGTGCGCTCGATAGCGAAGCGACTAGACGCCTTAAAAGCGAAATCGCGTTTCTATGCTTTAATCGCAAAGCAGGAATAATCGCTTTGCAAAAAAACATCTGTTGCTAGCACTTGAAAACGTTTCTGCATTGGAATAAATTACACCCACGGAACGACTGTTCGCTTATGCGAACTGCCGCAAAATCCGTAATGGCGGAATTTACGCCATCGGATAGGTACTTCCGGCGGATTTTGCGTCCTTGAGGCCCGTGGGAACAGTCGCCATATTAGACACAGTTTGTTTTGTGGGTGGGAAAATCAGTTCCACCAACAAAAACACAAGCAAAATACACAAACCAAGCCACCGACCCAACCTAGCTAAACACCGACCCAAACACCCATCGACCGACCCCCTTTCCGTTTCGCATCTCCCTTGGAAAGGTCAGTCCATGATCATCGAAGTTTGGTCTCTCGATCGCGTTAAACCCTACCCCAACAACCCTCGCGTCAACGATGATGCAGTCGATGCCGTAGCTGCATCCATCCGCGAATTCGGATTTCGACAACCCATCGTCGTCGACAACGATGGTGTGATCATCTGCGGGCACACTCGCTTTAAAGCAGCTCAGAAACTAGGGCTCAACGAAGCCCCCGTGACGGTTGCCAAAGATCTATCCCCAGAACAGATCAAGGCCTACCGGATCGCCGACAACAAAACCGCAGAGCTTGCCGATTGGAATTACGACCTGCTCCCAATCGAGCTGGGCGACCTGCAAACCAACGGCTTCGATTTGTCGCTCTTGGGATTCGATTCCGATGAGCTGCTCAAGCTACTCAAAACCGACGTCGAAGAAGGTCTTACCGATCCCGATGATGTGCCGGCACCTCCGGACGCTGCCGTGACCCAACCTGGTGATCTTTGGATCTTGGGTAACCACCGACTGCTCTGCGGGGATTCCTCGAAACCCGAGGATCTCGATCGACTCCTGGGTGGTAAAACAATCCAACTGGTCAACACAGACCCGCCCTACAACGTGAAGGTGGAACCGCGATCGAACAACGCGATCGCAGCCGGCCTATCGTCGTTCTCGAACGATACCGCTTCTCAAAAGCTCAAAGGTGGCCAAGGGAACGCTGCCTCGTTTGGCATCGACCACGAGACCGGCAAACCCAAGCATCCGCCCACGCACAAGAAGCTCCGTGCTAAGGATCGTCCCCTGGCCAACGACTTTGTGAGCGATCAGGAGTTCGATCGACTGCTCGATGCGTGGTTTGGGAACATCGCTCGGGTGCTCGACCCAGGTCGTGGTTTTTACATCTGGGGTGGGTACGCCAACTGCGGCAACTATCCCCCGTTCCTCAAGAAGCATGCTTTGTATTTCAGCCAAGCGATCATCTGGGACAAGATGCATCCGGTGCTTACCCGTAAAGACTTCATGGGAGCCCATGAATGGTGCCAACCACCAGATACGATGGTTCAAACCGCGGGGGGAACGAGTACGCTGGGCCAAATGCGTGACGACGACCGCGTGGTTAGTTTTTATTCGCACAGCTCAGCGATCGTCGGCTTGCGAGATGGCTACCGAGTCAAAGTCGGCCGGCGGCCTTACGGAGGAAAGCTCTATGGGATAACAACCCCGACGAAGCAATCTTGGGGTACCGATGGTCACATCTGGACGGTACGCATGACCGCAGATTACGCATCGCGATGGTGCGTGTATTTGATGCGTCGTGGCACTTGGTGGCGAGTGGGCATGACCAAGATGCGAACCACCTGGGGCTTTGGCGTAAAGGGGCGATTGCTTCATGAGCTTGGGGATGAGGCCTGGATTCTCTCGCTGCATGACTCGGCTGCGGAGGCTCGGATGCAAGAACAGCTGGTGTCGATTCAATTCGGGATTCCTCAGACATGCTGGGTCACGAATCGAAACTCGACGCACAGGCAAAGTGATCACATAAGGGACTTTTACGCTCAACTTGATGCGGTTGCTCAGGAGATCGCTGCTTGCAACGTTCTTGCACACTTCAATCGAAACCGAAAGTATCCGTTTGTCGAGACCAACGATACCAGAGTAAAGTTTGGAGCAAGGCAGTCGATCCAAGTGCGTTCGTGCAATCTTCTTCCTGGCAGCATGGAAATTCCAACCCCAACGCGAGGTCAAAGTGTGGCGTGGACTCCGATCCGGGCCGTTGATGTTCAGGGCTACTCTGGTGAGGTTGTCTCCTTGGGAGTCGATACGCATGAGCACTACATTGCCGACGGACTTGTCACCCATAATTGCTTTTATGGGTGGCTTGAAGGGGCTGCCCACGTGTACCTCGGGCCCAACAACGCTACGGACCTGTGGCAGATCAAAAAGGTTAACCCGCAGTCGATGGTCCATCTGACTGAAAAGCCCGTCGAGCTGGCGGTCCGTGCGATGCAGTACTCGTCGCGACCAGGAGAGAACGTGCTGGATCTGTTTGGTGGTAGCGGATCGACCTTGATCGCTGCCCAGCAGACTGGTCGGCATGCGTTCCTCATGGAGCTCGACCCGCTCTATGCCGACGTCATCGTCGATCGGTACCAGCGGTTCACTGGCAAGCCGGCGATCCTAGAGCGGACGGGGACCTCCCCCATTCCGATGCGTGCGGCCGACGCGAAGTAGCGTCACATCTTGTGGCAATGCCACTGGCCGTCTTGGAAGACATAGAGGTAGTTCGCATCGCAGTTGCGAGCGAACTCCATGAGCGACCGATGGTCGCAAACATGCTTTGGGGGTCGAGCCCGAGCCAAGTACTCGGGTCCCCCTGTGCTAGAAGTTAAACTTCGCAGTTCTCCCCCGGCGACCAGCGCAGCGACATTCTCGATGGAGGTAAATCGTTGATTGAGAATCACTCCAGCATGTTCTGGGTAGCCATCGTAATGCAGGTAGGTTGCTTGAAAGCTCCCGTCACCTTGTGCGTATGCGATTGTTGCTCGTGTTGCCATGGTTATGCCTCTCTCAAGTTAGGTTGCATCGGGACTAAGGATCTCGATAAGGTCGTCGGGCAGCGAGAGCATCAAGCGCCGGCCGTTGTCCCAATCGACCACGACCTGTGTCCAGCGATGGTGCGGATGGATCGCACAGACGGTACCAAGCGCGCCGGGTGGGATCGGATCGGGATCTTCGGGCATGTGGATCAGTCGGATCCGATCTCCGACTTTGGGTGCATCGATCATGGTTGCGGTTCCTTTCGTTTAGAGAATCTTTCCGAGGAGGCTTTTCTTCATCGCTTCGATCGCTTCGCAGGCCAGGAGGTGTTCGGTAAGAAGCGGGCCGGCAGTCTGTGGTTGTTGTGCGTCGGCGATCTCGAGGAGTTCTGCCAAGGCGTGGATCCCTTCGATCGCTTTGTAGTAGGACTCGCGGATCTCTTGGGCTTGGTGTGGGTCCATCGTGCGGAAGGCGTCGCGAAGAATATTCTCGTTGGCTTTTTTGTCTGCGGTGGTCATCGTCATCTCTCCGTGTTTGCGTTGGGGTTTTCGTTTGGCGTTCACACACAGTTCGCATGCTTTGGTGGGAACATCAAGCCGATGTGGAAAGTAATTTTTTGGATTCTCGAAGAATGTTTTCGAGCCCAACAAACGCCACCGTTTGGCACCGGTCGCGTCGCTTCGGATGTTGGGGTAACTAGGCCATCCAACGAGAAAACGCCCACACGTCCAAACCGTGGGGCGTTGTCGCCAAATCGACCCGTCCTAGCGCTTGAGCCAATTCCGAATCGTCTTGAGTTCGTATCGGCCCAAACCAGAAACCGCATAGTCCTGACCGTTGTGCCCTCGGGCGATCAATCGATCACCTCGGCGCTCGACATACTCGACCGTGGTATCGAGCGATGGGTCATCCTCGGATTGGATCAGGTACGAATGATCGGATTCGGGGTAAACCCGCTGGCCATCGGCAAGGTCGCTCACCAAATGGATCTGTCCGATGTGCATGCTAGTGCTCCGTGGTCGTGGTGGTTTGGTCGCGGTTGGGTAGTGGTGGATCGAGCTCTTCGGCAATCGAGAGCAGAATCTCGGCAAGTTGGTTGGCGTAGATGCAAGCCACCTTGCCCGACTCAAAAGCTTCTTCGAGTCGCAGCGCAACCTTTCGCATCGCATCTGCGACTCGGTAGTTTGGATCGGTGCTCACTGGGGTACCTCGGCGTTAGCGGCTACGAACCGGCCCCGTTCGGTCTTTACGAACTTCGAGCCTTGGCCCTTGCTAAGGTCTCTGAGGATCGCGCTGTAGAGAGTCGCGTGCGGGGTTTTTCCACCGGGGCTTGTCCAGTAACCCTTGCTGGTCATCGCCTCAATCATCTGCTGGACGTTGAGGGGTTCGGTCGCTTCGCACAGAACCTTGTGAGCGGCAGCCAGAGCACTCAGGCGTTTGGGTTCTTGGCCCTCGGCCTTCTTCGCGACCCGCTTGGGTTTGATCGGTACCACATCCGGGGTTACATCGGCGGGTTGTTCTACCGGCGATTCGCTTTGCGTTTTCGCGGTCGATTTGATTTTGCCGACCTCGCCCTGCAATCGCTGCGCGGTTTGGATCACGATCTTTTTTCCGGTAGCAAGATTGGTGGCGAACCAACCACCGCTGGGTTTCTCGCTATCGATCTGAATCTCGACCTTCTTGCCGGTGACGTTCGCATAGTACTTGCCACCGATCTTGACCTCTGCCTTCTTCATTCGTCTCTCTCCCGTATTGGAACCGTGGTTAGCTGCCATCGTCAGG